GGCTGTGGCCAGGCAGCTGCGCTCAGAGGGCTACCTGGTGGTGCGGTCTGCAGCCTCCAAGGGGCCGGTAGACCTGGTGGCCATCGACGGCGAGCGGATCATGCTGATCCAGGTGAAATACAACGCCAGGGTAAGCCCGGCCGAGCGGAAAGAGCTTCAAGAGCTGGCGGCCAGGGTGCCGAGATCCACTCAGGTGTGGACGTGGGAACGGTGGAAGAGGGAGACGGAATGGCGGGCGACCCGGATCAAGGCCTGATCCAGCTGCTCTCGCCCGAGCAGCGGTCTACGCTGGCCTCCCTGCTGGGCGAGGTGATCGCTCATGGCCATGGCGATGTCACGCTGCATGTGAAGGATGGATCGGTTTGGTTTCTCAGGGCTACGGTGTCGCACAAGGTCCTCAGCGAGAAACTGCCGAAGTTGCAGCAGAGGTGAGTTCGGAGTAGCATAGTAGCGAACATCAAGACCAGGTTGTAGGTCTGCTCCACGTAGGCAGCCTGTCCGCAAACCGCAAGGTCGGGGCTGCCTAGGCAGTCAGCGGACCCATAGCCCAATAGCCTGCGCCCGACGCAAGTGGTCAAACCACCGGGGCTGCGAGCTGCTCTCGCCGCTTCGGTGGTTTTGCTTTGTCGAGCGATGCCAAGACGATCGCCCCGCGGTTGCCTCACTCCCGGATGCCCCGAGCTGGCGCCATCCGGGCAGAGCTATTGCCCCAACCATCAGGCGCAGCAGGACAAGGCCTACGACCAGGCCAGGGGATCCCCCGCCCAGCGGGGCTATGGTGCCAGGTGGCGCCGCATCCGCGCCGGCCACCTGCGCCGGCATCCGAACTGCGTCGATCCGTTCGGTGTCCACGACACGCAGACGCGGGCGACCGACGTCGATCACATCACCCCGAAGGACGAGGGCGGCACCGACCATGAGGACAATCTGCAGTCCCTATGCCATGCGTGCCATTCGAGGAAGGGAACCATCGGAGGCAGGCGCTGGGGGTAGTGGGGGTCAGATCTCTGCAGTCTCTCCTCCTGTACCGGGCGGGTGGCTTCGCACGCACGGCCGCGAGTTCGATACACCGCGAGTTGCGCCATGAAGCCAGGCACCAAGCCTAAACCGACCGCACTCAAAGAGCTCGCCGGCAATCCTGGCAAGCGTCCGCTGCCCGAGGCCGAGCCACGGCAGCGCGGCCCTATGCCGTCGATGCGTTCGCCTCGCATGGAGCCCTTGGCGCAGCTGACTTGGGTGCGGCTGCGTGTCGCACTTGAACCGCTGGGGCTGCTGACCGATGCAGATCCGGAATCCTTCGAACTCATGTGCCGGCACTTCGCTCGGGCCATTGAGGCGGACGAGTTGGTGCGATCGGAGGATCTCGTGCTCGATGGCGAGAAGAGCAGCTATCGCCACCCGGCGGATGTGGCCTTCGTGCAGCATTCCCGCATGTTCCAACGCTATGCGGCCGAATTCGGCCTCACGCCATCCAGCCGGACGGCGCTGGCCGAAATCCTCCCGGGCAAGAAGATCAAGTCCATCGCCGAAGAGCTATTCGGTGCAACGGAGGCTGCGGCGAATGGCAAGCACCGAGAAACGCCGCTGGCGCGCCACGTCGGGATTCGAGCGGCCAGGGCCCTCGCTGATGCAGGCCTGGGGACGGTGGAGCTGGCGGCCATGGCGGTCCGGGAGGGCGTGGATCTGACCAGCATCCCGGGGATCGGCCCCGCCACAGCCCGACGGATCAAGGAGCGCATGTGAGCGAGCATGGCGCGCAAGCGCAAGGCCCATGCGGCGCCCGAATTCTGGTTCGACGAAACTGCCGCCGATATGGCGGTGGCGTTCTTCGAACGCTTCCTGGTCCACATCGAGGGCGAGTGGGCGGGCGAGCCCTTCATCCTCCTTCCCTGGCAGCGGGACGAGATCATCCGGCCGCTCTTCGGCTGGAAGCGCGGCGATGGAACTCGCAAGTACCGCTATGCCTATATCGAGATCCCTCGCAAAAACGGCAAGTCCACCCTGGCTGCCGGCATCGCCCTGTACCTGACGTTCGCCGACGAAGAGCCTGGAGCGAAAGTATTCGGCTGTGCGGGCGATCGGGAGCAGGCAGCCGTTGTGTTCGAGACCGCCAAGGCGATGGTCGAGGAGTCGCCGAAGCTCTTGGAGCGATGCGACCTCTTCAGACGCTCGATGGTTGTCCCGGCCAGTCGCTCGGTCTACCAGGTGCTCTCGGCAGAGGCCTACTCGAAACACGGAAAGAACACCCACGGGGTGATCTTCGACGAGTTCCACGTCCAGCAGGATCGGGAGCTCTGGGACACGATGACCACTTCGACTGGAGCCCGCCGGCAGCCTTTGGTGGTGGCGATCACGACCGCAGGATACGACCGCGAGTCAATCTGTTGGGAGCAGCATGAGTACGCCCGCAAGGTGCTGGAGGGCGTCATCGAAGATCCGAGCTTCTTCGCCTACATCCGGGCTGCAGGCGATGATGAGGACTGGCTGGATGAGGAGGTCTGGAAACGGTGCAACCCATCGCTCGGCGTAACGGTCAAGCTGGACTATCTCCGGGCGGAGGCCAACCGGGCAAGGCAGGTGCCAGCCTATCAGAACACCTTCCGCCGGCTCCACCTGAACCAGTGGACCTCCCAGCAGACACGCTGGCTGCCGATGGAGGCCTGGGAGCAGTGCGCGCATCCGGTGGATCCAGAGGCGATGGGCGCCCGCCAGGCCTACGGCGGGCTGGACCTGGCCTCGGCCATCGACGTGGCGGCCTTCAGCCTGGCCTTCGAGCCACCAGATCTGCCGGAGGGCGGAGATCCGGGGCCGATCCCTACGCTGCACTGGTTCTGGATCCCGGAAGAGAACCTGATCGAGCGGGCTCGGCGCGACCGCGTGCCTTACGACGCCTGGGTGCGGGACAAGTGGATTACGGCGACGCCGGGCAACGTGATCGATTACGAGTGGATTATTCGGGACATCACGCAGCTGGGGCAGCAGTTCAACATTCAGGAGATCGCCTTCGACCGCTGGGGTGCCTTCCAGATCAGCCAGCGGCTCGAGGGGGCCGGCTTCACGATGGTGGCCTTCGGCCAGGGCTTTGTCTCGATGAGTGCGCCGACCAAGGAGCTGCTGCGGCTGACCGTCGACCACAAGCTGGCGCATGGCGGCAATCCGGTGCTGCGATGGATGGCGGACAACCTGGTGGTGACGCAGGATGCCGCAGGCAACGTCAAGCCGGACAAGAAGAAGAGCCGGGAGAAGATCGACGGGGTGGTCTCGACCATCATGGCCATCGACCGCCTCAGCCGGCACGGAGGCACCGAATCAGTGTACGAAACCCGCGGGCTGCTGGAGATCTGAAACGTGGACGCATACGACGTCTTGGCCTTGCTGGGTCTGGCGATCCTGGGGGTGGGCCTGTGGCTGGTCTCGCCGGCGCTTTCGCTCAGCGTGCTCGGGATACTGATCCTGGCTGCCGGAGTGCTGGGATCCATGTGGCGGGCGCGTAGGGGCCGGAAGGGGTGAGCGGCTTGCTCACAAGGATGTTCGAGCAGCGCTTCCACCCGTCGGCGGATCCGCCGGCCTGGGTATCCAGTCTCTCAGGCTGGGACACGGCCGCCGGCGCCCGGGTCGATCCGCAGAGCGCGCTGCAGGTCGTGGCCGTGCTGGCCTGCGTGCGGGTGATCTCGGAGACACTGGCCTCGCTGCCGCTGGTGACCTATCGCAGGCTCAAACCTCGCGGCAAGGAGCGCGCCCCCGACCACCATCTCTATTCGCTCCTGCATGATGCCCCGAACCCGGAAATGACCTCCATGGAGCTGCGGGAGGCCGTGCAGGCCCACGCCTGTACCTGGGGCAATGGTTTCGCCGAGATCGACATCGACGGCGCCGGCCGGGCCCAGGAGCTATGGCCGCTGCGGCCGGACCGCATGCAGATCCAGCGCAACAAGTCCACGCGCAGGCTGGAGTACGTCTATCGCCTGCCGGACAAGGTCGGCGGCTTCGAAGTGGTGCTGCAAAAGGAGCGCGTGCTCCACCTGCGGGGCATGGGCTTCGACGGGATCGTCGGCTATTCGCCGATCCAGCTGGCGCGCCAGGCAATCGGTCTGGCCCTGGCCACCGAGGAGTTCGGGGCCCGGTTCTTCGGCAACGGCGCCACGCCCGGCCTGGTGCTCACCCACCCGCAGAAGCTCAGCAAAGAGGCCCATGACCGGCTCAAAGAGAGCTGGGAAGAGCGCCACCAGGGATTGGAGCGGTCGCACCGCATCGCCATCCTGGAAGAGGGGCTGAAGACGGAGAAGATCGGGATCCCGCCGGAGGACGCCCAGTTCCTGGT